CTGAAGAGGATACCAAGGAGTTCGAGGCTTATAAACAATATATGAGTAATTCTAAATCCGCAAAGGAATTAAACGACAGGAAAGCTGAATGGTTTTCTAAAAAAAGTGACGAGGTTTTTAGTAAGGAGTTCAAAGGTTTTGAGTTCGAGATTGGTGAAAGCAGTTACACGTTTAGTCCGGGAGATGCGTCTGAGTTGAAGAAAGCACAAGAGACTCCAATGAATTTCATAGGGAAATATTTGGATGAGAACGGAATGCTTAATGACGCTACAGGCTATCATAGGTCTTTAGCAATTGCAATGAACCCTGACAAGTTTGCTAAGTTCTTTTATGAGCAAGGCAAATCGGAAGCTACGGAGGATGTGATGCGTAAAACAAAAAATGTCAATATGACTGAGCGCAGAGCACCTGAAGCAACTTCTAAAGGGGGGACCACTGTGAGGGCAGTAACACAAGACTCAGGTCGAGGGTTAAAGATTCGCAGTAAAAGAAACAGAAGTTAAATATTAAAAAAATAAAAAAATGCCGGGACAAGTTAACCCGACACCGGGCTTTAATCTTCAGCCAAGTGCTGAACAAGTACCGTTGTCAACAAATTATATTACCAATTTTGATTTCCTTAATCAGTATCTTCCTGATACATACGAGAAGGAATTTGAAAGATATGGTAACCGAACAGTATCTTCATTCTTAAGAATGGTTGGTGCTGAAATGCCTTCCAACTCTGACATGGTAAAATGGGCAGAGCAAGGAAGACTACACACAAAGTATGTAGATTGTACTTCAGGAGATGCAGTAGCATCAGACAATGCCACTATTACTATTAACGATGCGTTAGTACCGGGAACAGGTAGCATAGCTATCCGAGTAGGTCAAACTATCGTTGTTACTGAGAATGCAGGTGGAGGACAAAACAAAGCAGTTGTTACTGCTGTTGATACAGTAGCAGGCACAATAGATGTTGCTTACTACGAAGGAGCAGGTCAAGCTTTTGCAGCCGCAGCAGTATGTACTATCTTCATTTATGGTTCTGAGTTCAAAAAAGGAACTGCAGGAATGCAAGGTTCTTTGGAAGCTGATGATGAAATCTTTGATAATAAGCCAATTATCATAAAAGATAAGTACGCAGTAAGTGGTTCTGATATGGCTCAGATTGGTTGGATTGAAGTAACTACTGAGAATGGTGCGACAGGATACCTTTGGTATTTGAAGTCAGAGCACGAGACTCGTCTTCGATTTGATGACTACCTAGAGACTGCAATGATTGAAGCAGTTCCTGCGGAATTAAATTCAGGCGCAATTGCTGAGTTAGGTGTAGCAGGTACAGCAGGTACAGCAGGTTCAGAAGGAATCTTCTATGTTGTAGGAAACAGAGGTAACGTATGGGGCGGTGGAAACCCAAATGCATTAGCTGATTTTGACGCTATCATTAGCCGACTTGATAACCAAGGAGCTATTGAAGAGAATGTAATTTTCTTGGATAGAAACTTTGGATTTGATATCGACGACATGTTAGCTGCTCAAAACTCTTACGGTGCAGGTGGTACTTCATACGGTCTTTTCGATAACGATGAGGAGATGGCTCTTAACCTTGGATTCACAGGATTCCGAAGAGGTTACGACTTCTACAAGACGGATTGGAAATACCTGAATGACCCAACTATGAGAGGTGGTTTACCAACAGGTGCAGGTTCAGGTCGTGTAAACGGTCTAATGGTTCCTGCAGGTTCTACAACTGTGTATGACCAAGTGTTAGGTAAAAACGCAAAGCGACCATTCTTGCATGTACGTTACAGAGCTTCAGAAACTGAAGACCGACGATACAAGACTTGGATTACAGGTTCAGCAGGTGGTGCTGCTAACAGCGACCTCGATGCAATGGAGGTTCACTTTTTGTCTGAGAGATGTGTTTGTACTATGGGTGCGAACAACTTCTTCTTATTCCAAGAGTAATCAATAAGTTTATGAAGGGAGCCTGCGGAAGTAGGCTCCTTTTATTTAATCGTCCCACTTATGGGACACAAATCAAATTCAAATGAAATCAAACATAAATCACGTAGACAAGGTCTACAAGCTAACAAGAGACGCAGCTCCTCTTTCTTATATGCTGCCAACTAGAAACACTAGGAGATTCCCACTACTACATTTTGATGAAGAGACAGGTGTCAACAAACCTCTTCGATATGCTAGAAATCAAAAGACACCTTTTGAAGATGAGCAGGATGGAAATGCAATTGTAGAGCCTATAATTTTTGAGGATGGATTCTTAAGTGTTCCAAGAAATAATCCTGTCCTACAGGAGTTCTTACATTATCACCCTATGAATGGTATTAGGTTCGTAGAGGTTGATGAGGAGAAGGATGCTCAGGCTCAACTAGAAGAGATGAACAAAGAGCTTGACGCATTGTCTGAGGCTAGGTCTTTATCTATTGAGCAGCTAGAGACAATGACTAGGGTTTTATTCGGTAAAGACCCATCTCGCTCAACAACTGCTGAGTTAAAAAGAGATATACTTATTTTTGCTAAGAGAGAGCCTCATGCTTTCATGAATGCATTAACGGACCCTAATTTAAAATTATCATCCAACGTACAGTTGTTCTTTGATAATAAACTATTATCTTTCCGAAACAACAAGAAGGATGTGTATTTCAATTTATCATCCAACAAAAAGAGAATGCTAACTATACCATTTGGGGAAGACCCCATGTTCGTGGTTTCGTCATACCTGCAAAGTGATGACGGGTTAGAGATATTAACAATGCTCGAAAATCAGCTAGAGATAGCCTGATTTTTTCTTTCCATGATTGTTTATCTAGCAGAGGGGTTGATTTTTCAGCCCCTCTTTTTTTTTGTTTATCTTTGTCTTAATGATAAACTCAGTTAGAAATACGGTACTTTCTGTATTGAATAAAAACAACTATGGCTACCTGTCGCCATCTGATTTCAATCTATTTGCAAAGCAGGCGCAGCTCGATATATTTGATAACTACTTTTATCAGTACAATTATCAGATAATGAAAGAGAATGCTCGCCAATCAGGTACGGGCTATGCTGACATAAAGAAGGGTTACGAGGAGGTTATAGATTTGTTCTCAGTAACAAATGATTTAACTCACATTGCAGACAACGAGTTTAGTGCTCCATCTGTTATAACTACAGGAGACGACTACTATCTTATAGTGAAGGTTTTATGCTACGATGCTAGTGCTCCACCTAGAGTGTTTAAAGGAGAGGCTGAGAAGGTTCACAACTCTCAGATAACAATGCTGCTTAACTCAATGCTTACTGCTCCATCTGAAACATTCCCGGCTTACGTATTAAATGGTAGTACCATAACGGTGTACCCTGAAACATTTGATGCTGCTACTGAGGTTTCCTGTAACTACATCAGGTATCCTAATCCTCCTAAGTGGACTTATGTCACATTAACAAATGGTGAGCCGTCATTCGACCAAACTGCTACTGACTTTCAGGATTTTGAATTACCGCTAGATGATGAGGTTGATTTGGTTATGAAGATATTACAGTACGCAGGGATATCCATTAGAGAGTCTGATGTGTATTCATTTGCTAATTCAGAAGAGGCTCAAGGGTCACAAGAAGAAAAATAATATATGGCATATTTAAGTGCATATCAATATTACGAAAATGGTGGGGTTGCACCTGAGGATGCTAATTGGGGTTCTTATCAGTATGTTAGCCTAAAAGATATAGTGAACAACTTCATGCTTATGTATGCAGGCAACCACTCTTTAGTCAATAACGAGGAGAGATACAAGGTGTTGTTCCATGCCAAGAGAGCTATACAAGAACTTAACTACGATGCTTTCAAAGAGATTAAAGCTTTAGAGCTTTCGGTTTGTGATACGCTTAGGTTTGTTTTACCACACGACTATGTTAATTGGGTAAGAATATCTTTATACAAAGATGGTGTTCTTAGACCGCTTACTGAGAATATTCAAATAAACTCAGCCACAGCCTATCTTCAAGATAATGATTGTCGGATACTGTTTGATGCTAGCGGAAACATATTGAAGCCTGAGTTCTCTGACATAGACCTAGACCGAATTACAGGACAAAAGAAAAGCATCTACCTAAATAAAGGAAGTCAGTTCAACGGACTAGAAGGATACTGTTGTGATGGGGAGTGGTATTTTGATTATGGCATAGGAGCTAGATATGGTTTAAATACTGAGACTGCTAACGCTAATCCGACATTCAGGATTGATAAGCAGGCAGGAGTTATTAACTTTAGCTCTGAGATGGCAGGAGAGATGTGCATATTAGAATACGTTTCAGATGGTATGGAGGGTGGTAACGACACGCTTATAACCGTTAATAAGCTGTTCGAGGAATTTGTTTACGCTTACATTAGGTATGCGATATTAAACAGCAAGGTTGGTGTTCAGGAATACATTGTATCAAGAGCAAGAAAAGAAAGGTCTGCCTTGTTAAGAAATGCTAAGATTAGAATTAGCAATATACATCCGGGCCGCTTGTTAATGAATCTTCGAGGAAGAGAAAAGTGGATAAAGTAGGATGGCAAATATTCAAAGGAATTTTATAAAGGGTAGAATGAACAAGTCTCTTGACGAGAGACTAATCCCTAATGGAGAGTATATAGACGCACTAAATGTTCGCTTAGGCTCTACAGAAGCATCTGAGATAGGTTCGGTAGAAAACTCCAAAGGGAACACAAAGCTTTCTTCACTATCCTTTATTGATGGCACTCTTCTTAGCCCTGAGGCTAGATGCATTGGAGCTATAGCAGATGGAGCCGAAGAGACTATATATTGGTTCGTACACGACCCTGCGTTTACATTAGGAGCTACAGGCAAGCTTGACCTTATTGTTTCCATAAAGCCCGAAACATCTTTATTGGTATACCATGTAGTTAGTATTGATGATGGTGGTGGTGTAAACACAACACTAAACTTCAATCCTACGTATCTCATAACAGGGGTAGACCTAGTTGATGACTTGTTGTTTTTTACTGACGATTATAATGCTCCTAGAAAGATAAATGTAACCAAGAACTATCCCAACCCGTCAACCCTTATAGATGGTGGTGGAACAGTTGCGTTGGCTGAGATTCTAAAAGAGTCCTTGCTCGTCATAAAGAAGCCACCTATTGCAGCTCCAACATTCACGACATTTAATACAGGGAATCAAGAGAACTTCATGGAGGAGAGATTCATTTGTTTTGGGTATAGGTATCGCTATGCCGATAATGAGTACTCAGCTACATCTCAATTCAGTGCTGCTGCTTTTGTTCCCGGACCATTCTCTTTTGATGTGACATCGAAGCTTAATGCAGGAATGGAGAACACAATCAACACTGCATCGGTAGTTGTTAATTCAGGTGGCCCATTAGTTGTTGGGTTTGATGTGTTGTTTAAAGAAGACACTAACAGCACTATAAAAGTTATTGAGAAGTTTGACAAGCAGGAGCTTGGCATTGCTGATGATACAGACTTTTCTGTTACGTTTGACAACGGAAAGATATACACCATTCTGCCAAGCTATGAGATATTAAGGCTGTATGACAACGTACCTAGATTTGCTCAAGCCCAAACAATGATGGGGAACAGATTGATGTATGGAAACTATATTGATGGGTACGACCTAAAAGATGCTAATAACAACCCTACTAAGCTTGAGTATTCCGCAGAGGTTGTGACTAGTGAGATTTTAATCAAAGAAATAAACACTAGAAGAGATGCAGGAACATACAACATAGACGCATCAGTTCCTCCCGAAACTGTTGTTGATTCCGTCGTGTACGTAGACCTGACGGGTATTCCATTAGTTAGAGGGTCTTTTCTTGAGCTTGTTTTACAGTTTGATAGTGCAGGATTTACAAGTGACACCCCAACCGCTTCTAGCACACCTAATACGGTTATTAATTTTACATTTCAACTAGGCCGAGACTATTCTAGCGCATACGACTTAGCGACAGATTTAAGGTTTATTGAGACTGTTGGAGCTGCGTACAACATAGCAACAGTCCCATTATCTTGTGATGGAACAACTTGGACAGATGCATTTAATTGTATCATACCGGGAAGTCTAGGTGCTTACATAGAAACTGAAAGTGGTATTAACGCTCCGTCAGAACCTATATCTATAATAAGTAGTCCGTCTTCTAATGAGATAGGATTTCAGTTGGTGGCTATGAAGTTTGTTGACTCTTCTGCTGTTCTTCCATTAACAGGTAACGCTTATGAATATTACAAAATAAATAGTGCTAATGCTAAAGGATATAGTCTTGGAGCTCCAAGAAGCCTGCATAGCAACAGGAACTATGAGGTAGGAATTGTCTATATGGATGACTTTAATAGGTCTACCACTACATTAGTAAGCCCCAACAACACTGTTCACATCCCTTGTGAGCAGTCGGCAGTTAAGAATCAAATTAAGATAACAATACCACCTACACAAATAGCTCCATCTTGGGCAACTAGATACAAGTTTGTTATAAGAGCTGACAGAGCTACCTACGAAACTATATACAGCACCTTTTATTATACCAATGACGAAAATGAAACTTGGATATTTTTAGAAGGAGAAAACGCAAGGAAAACTGAAGAAGGAGATAGGTTTGCAGTTAAAGCAGACTCATCAGGGCCTATGCCTAATTGTATATACACTACGGTGTTAGAGAAAAAGTCATTAGCAGTAGGTGTAGCAGGAACATTATCCCCGGCAGGAGTATACATCAAGATAAGAGCTAACGACTTTAACACCACTAGAACGAGTGGTAATTTATTTTCTGCAAGTAAGGTTAGTAGTTTGCGACCTACAGGAGCAATCCCTAACGCTACTGTGTTTCGTGTTTCAATGAGTGGTTGCGTAGGAGCTGTGTGTAGCGATATCACTGTTCCTTTAGATTCAAAAATAACACTAACCCTTGAAAATGTTACAAGGGGAGAAATAGGGTCTAATAGACAACTTGCGTATACTGAGGAGTTTAGAACCATAACTAGCTACTCAAGCATTCAGGATTGGTGGGACGGCAATAATATTACTCAACTAATAAATGACGCTCAATCTTCTATTTCTAGCAGTACCGTCGAACTTATAGAGTGTTTGCCTGTTACAGGAGCAGTTGGCGTTGATGGTCCGACTTGTGCTCCCGTTTTTCCTAGTGGAGTTGTTAGTGCTCAAGAAGGTAAAATGTACATTCAATGGCAAAGAGACTCTGTAACAAACGAGCTGTTTCTTCAGGTCATGTCGTCTAAGGCTTGCAGCTCTATTGATTGTGATGTTAGGTTATCCTTTGGTATTAGGCTTGAAAAGATTCAGGAAGTATTAATATTTGAAACAGAGCCACAAGACACCTTGCCTGATGTGTTTTACGAGGCTGATAGTTCTTATTCAATTGACTCGTCAGGGTTGCATAGTGGAAATGTTCAGGACCAAACGTCAACCTTGCCTGCAATTATCGACACATCATTTTTCAACTGCTACGCTTTTGGTAACGGAGCTGAGAGCTATAAGGTTCGAGACTCAATAACAGGGAAGACTATAGACCTTGGAAATAGAACACTAACTACATCGGCTCAGGATTTTAAAGAGGCTGATAGATTTGCTGACATCACTTATAGTGGCGTATATAATGACGAGTCAAATGTTAACAAGCTGAACGAATTTAATCTTGGCTTACTAAACTTTAGTCCACTAGAAGAATCTTTCGGTCCTATTCAGAAGATGGATGGAAGAGAAACAGATGTATTAGTTCTTCAGGAGGATAAGATATCTTACGTGTTGTCAGGAAAGAATCTATTGTCTGACGCTGCAGG